ATCGGCTCGGGAAGTGCGAGGGAGGTATTGGCTTTAGCTTGGGATATATTGCCCGACAGTATCCAGAAGGACGTTGGTAATGTGTTTAAGGAATGTGGTATCTGGAATGAAAGGAATAATAGTATACTCAAGAAGAAATTGAAGGACTTGGGGGAACTATGTAAACATCATGGAGACAGGCTTTTTTCCTGTTGGAGATATCTAGTCAACTGGGAGCTTTGTTTTGGAGCTCCTCCAGAGACCATTGAGGCAAAGGAGGACTTCAGAAAACAGGTTCAATCTTGGGTTGAAACTGAAAAAGAGGAAGATGGCGTGAATTCTGCAAGAACTCGAATGATTTTACGAGGGCTAGCCATTCTAAAGAAGAAGATACCTAAAATAACTACCAAAAGAGATTCAGCTCGCGAGTGGGTTCGAAAACCTTCTGGTTGGTTAGCTTCTGGTGGTAGTAGCGAGCCAGGTATTTCAGGGGCGAGAAAGACGAAAACCTCTACCTACATGAAGAGAGGTCCTGATCAGTGTGAATTAGATCTTAGTGATAGTTCTGATCCTCGGTACAGGGCACTAATAAAAAGAGAAAGGGGTAAACTAAGGAACTTTGTAAATGCTCCTTGGTCTCTCTATGTTCAACAAAGTTATGTCGGAGATGGCTTAGAAGAACATTTATCTCGTTACATTTCTACTTCGCTTAGTTCTAAGTTTGGAGCACAGAACTGGCTACGATGGTTGGAAATCAATGACGGTAGGGTTGGAGTACCAATTGATCAAAGTGGATTTGATCACGTTCCGGGGAAGAACGTTTTGTTTGAATTCTTGGATTGGCTTATAGAGGTCGGAGCAGGAGACGATGACGATAGAAGAAGAGTTGGAGCTATCTTGAGTGGTAGGCTTCGTAGGGGTAGTGTTGAGTACGAAGGGAGTATTTTCCAACACTATAGGGGTGTGTTGAGTGGTTGGAGGTGGACTGCTCTTCTGGATACGGTGATCAATGCTGCAGAGTGCTACGCTATTCACGAACAGTTAGGCATTCCTGTTCCTGCAGCGGACGAGCGATGTTTCCAGGGAGATGATGCTCTTCTTTTTTACCGTAACTGGAGAGACGGGCTTCGGGTTAGTACAAGATATGCTCAAACTTTGCCTGTAAATCCTAAGAAATTCTTTTTAGATTATGGTCGAACAGAGTACCTACGATACGTTTTACAAAACGGAAGCAGATGGGGTTATCCTATACGAGCAGTTCCATCATTAATGTTGGCTCAGGCTTGGCAGAGTGGTTCATTATCTGGTCTGTCTAGCATGGCTAACGGATGGTCGTTGTTGGCATCGCGTGGGTGCGATTCTTTCAAAGTATTTCGCCATTGTGTTAGGGACATTTCCTCGTTTATGAGAAGACCTTCTAAGGATGTTGAGTGCTGGTTACAAACACCAACAACGGTCGGGGGTTTTGGATTATTTAACGATAATTTGTCCAAGAATAGGAAATGGATAGCTTTGCATACGAAAACCAAACTCATAGATGCTGGTGATTACGACAGTTGGAAAGGTAGAGCGTTAAGTTGGGACGAGCTACCTAGAGATGGTAGGAGTGAGTTGTCTGCTTTTGCAGTCAGTGTGGGGTTACATGAACGCGATGGCGCTGGTTTAGCTAACATTCTGGTAGCTAAGCAGCAAAAAAAGAAAGAATCGGTATTTGAGTTTAAAGAGGTAGGTAACTACTTCGACGTGGGGTGTAGATCTTACCACCTTTTTTCTCCGAAAGAGATCAGTTTTGGTATAAATCTACCTCGCTTACAATACTCTATGGATTCTATCTTTTGCTCAGCTGCCCTTACGGGGGTAACAGATGAGATGAGCGTCTATCGTTATTTTACGACAGAGTCAAATGAAAGGTTGAAGCGTTGGCACAAGCTTTTACCTCGATGGCTTTGGTGGGATTGGGTGCGCAACAGACTCCCCAGTATATCTGTTAACTGGTGGAAGGCTGCTGGCGATGCCAGAGGGTATGTGGCCAAAAAGAG